ACTCCACATTTGCTGCAAAACAGCTTGTAACAATGCTCAGGGTTAGGATCTTTGTCAATATTCGCAGTATCTGATATTTTCGGAACAGCACCGCATACTGCACACCGCATCAGATGTTCCACTAGTTTTCCCATGTTACCACCTTTCTTGTCCTTTTGGGCTTGATGCCATTGCTTCTGAAATATCCACGATTCGCACATACAGTCCGGGATGTTCCTTGTGCCAGATCTTTTCGATGTGTTCTCTGGCAACCAGGGCATCATCTTTCCAGTATCCCAGATCGGTCATGACATCCTTTAGCGCCTTGTCCAGATTGTCCGTGTCCGGTCGGGTGGTCTTATACTCGCCGTCAAAATGCGCCTTGCCCTTGTATGGAAACCGCCATGTGACATACAGTGCAACAGCTCCAGTCAGCGGATTCCTGGGCGTATACGGTGCAAGCACCAGCCGTAGCAGCTGCTTTGCTGCCTTTGCGTTCGCCGTTTCGTAGACAACGACTCTGCCATTTCGGACTGCATATTGCTTTTCCTGGGCTGTAGATCGTGGTGGATCGAATCGGATATCAAATTCCATTGTCATTCTCCTGCTCCATGTCAAAGATCAGCTGCCGCACAGCATCATCTTTGCCGCCCCACTGGCTTGCCATTGCGTTTGCAATTCCCAAAAATGTTTTTGCCCTGTCCTTTGCTTTTTTTACGCCACTTTTGTGCCAGCTGTCATTTTTCTTAATTTTTCTGTGATCGGTGCAGTTTACCCACCGGCCAGTTGGCGTAACAGGATTGCTTGGAATAAGCCTTGGCAATCCTTTTAGCCATAGGCAGGTTGTTTTAAGCCATGGATCGCCAAAAAAGCAGGGCTGTATGATCTGATCGTACTTCGGCAAGTTGAAAATCTTCATGGGTATCGGATTTTCAATTGCTATTTTTTCGCAATTTGCATGGTAAAAACGCATAAAAAACTCTGCGGCTTTGCAACCCTGCTCATACCGCTGTTGCTGTAGCACTCCGTTGATTCGCAACCGATTTCCGCCAGATTTGCTGAGATAAGTACACGGTGGGTGTGCTATCATCAAATCCCACTTGTCAATAAAATGCGTTTTGCCATCCAGTGTAACAATCACGATGTCATTTTCAAGCATTTGCTGAGCGTCTTCTACAACATGCCACTCCGGATGGCCACCGGAACACTCCTGCACGTCACAGCTGTACGCTTCGTGTCCTAGTGCTCTAAATGCGGTACACACTCTTTGGGATTCTTCACACGCAATCAATACTTTCATGCCGTCACCTCAATCTCCAATTCTTTTCGTCACTTCTCATTATTGCGAACAGATACCCGCCGCAGCGTTCCTTGATACGTCCTGCCAACGCCTTGTCTGCCGCGAGCAGGTCACGGAAGATACGTTCACTGGAAATAATTGTGACCATATTTCGAGTGTACCGTTCGTTCAGCAGCTCAAACGCAATGCTGATTTCTTTTGGATTTGTATCACTGACATTGCCGCCGATCGGCTTCAGGAAGTCGTCTATGTACAGCACTTGTGCCTGTGTCAGCTGCTGAAAACGTTCCTGTCTGGTAGCAAATTGGCTTAGATTGCGAAAAATTGTCTGCCACATCTCATACCGCACTTGCAGTCCTCTCTGGAGCAGGACACCACAGACAGCTGTACACAGATGCGTTTTGCCTGCTCCACTTTGCCCGCCGATATACAGCCATTGCGGACGGTTCTTTTCAGCATAGTGCATCACGTTTTCTTTCAGTGCAGTTTGCCAGTCTTCTTTGCACTGATATGCATCAAATGTTTTGGTGCGTATCGTTTCTGCCAGTCCGGACTGTGTGATGTTGGACTGATTCTGCCGGATCGCCATGCACTCACAGATACGGTGCATTTCTACGCCGTCCTGCAAGTAGGCGATGCTGCCCTTGTTCCGGCACTTAGGGCAATCATATCCGGTAAGGTTGCCCCGTGATTGATTGTACCAGTCACACCGCATCTTGTCATAGGATTCCGGTGTGATTCCGGCATCAGAATTTTGTTTCCCATCGATCTGTAACAGGTTCTGAATTGCTTCCATACTTTTCACCTCCACGGTTCCACTCACTCCGCTCCCACGTTCTCACGGCTGCTTTCCAGTCTTTCATGGGAGATTTCCCCACACGCCAGCCGTTGGATTCGTAGTAGTCGTAAAAGCGTTCTGCATCTACACCATTCTGCCTGCTCTGACAGTAAGCTCTGATTTCTTCCAAAGTCGGTTTCACAAATCGTTTTGCTTTGGGAGGGTGTGTGTCAGTCGGCTTGTCCGACTGTGCACCTGTACTCTCCCTCTTATCTACTCTTATCTTCTCTACTCTACTCTTCTCTACGTTACCTGTAACGGTGCAAGGTGTTTCTCCTGTGTTACATTGTAACAGTTCAGGTGTTTCTGCTGTACAGGGCAATGCAACAGTAACTTCTGCTTCCAGTTGCTCCTGCTTCTGTTTTTCACGGAATTTCCGTACTCTTTCCGCACTGCTGCTTTCTGAGCCAATGGCTTCACTGGCTTCCGGCATAAAGTAAACTGATTTACTTTTTTCGACCAGCTTTCCGGAACGCATCAGGAAACCAAGTGCCACTCTGACGTTTTCTTCATCTTCGTCCAGTGCAAGTGCCAGCTCGTCCGCAAAGTCGTTTTCGATGCCCTCAAAGTAGAGTTCGCCGCCTGTCTGAATGCTCATCAGCATCATTTTCAGATAGATGACCACATAGGTGTCACCGCCTGCAATCTTCCGCATTTTCTTCATGACCTTATCTCGAAAGAAGTCCTCTTTCAGTTTCAGCCAGTAATATCGTTTTGACATGATGATACCTCCTTTCGTTCTACCTTGCAGCCGTGTTCCTTTGTCCAGTCACAGCTGCTTTCCGGACAGATACTGCACAGCAGCATGGATTCACCGCAGAATGGGCAGTGCATGACATGTCCGTCCTGCTCCTCGTCCCAGTATACCGTGACTTCCTTGCCGCAGTGCGGGCATTCTTCGGTGACGAAATCCTGTTCACAATAGAAAGCCATTTCTTTTCCTCCTTCCTTGATTTATTTGTGGAAGTGCACTGATCTGCTCAATGCACCGGAAGCACCGGCACGGTGTATCGTGTAATCACGGGACGATATATAACCGTGCAGCTACAGGTAATAAGCCGCCTGTGGTCGCTGTTGCGTGTGTGCCAACGGATTCCGTTCGTTGTCTGACTGCCGGCAACTGGGCATGGCAGGGCGTTCCGGAGCTGCACCGGAAGATGTGGGGTGATTATTCCCACATCATGACTGCATCGCCCGATATGCGGCGGTGTACTATACCGCCGCACGGAAAGGAGTACCTATGACATTGGAGATGTTGGGGCAGTGTGCCGGAGTTGCACCGGCAGTCTGGGGGTTGTCATTCCCCAGATATGACTGCATCACTGTATTTGCGGCGGCTGCCAGTACCGCCGCATAGGGGAGATAAAAAATGGAGGGTAGCCCCATTCGGGGCAGTGGAGAGCGGTTTTACGTCATGCTCGGGACGTGAAGCTTATCTGTGGGCTATCATCTCCCGCACTCTCTCGATAGCCTGATCAAGTGTCAGATACTCATGCGGCTTCTCAGGCGGGTCTGCTTTCGGTATGCGTGACGGCTCATAGTAAACCCACCAAAAAAGCCGGCATACCGGTTCACTGGTGTCGATAGCGTAGACAGTGGCGAACATTTCACCCTTTGAGTAGTCAAAAGAAAGCCTGTCCTGCTCTGGCAGGACATCGTTTGCGATCAGTACGAGATCAAATAACATCTTCACCTTGTCGCGATTTTCTGCGGTCATGCTAACACCTCGTTATTTGTACATTCAGGTTCTTCATCGGCATGGATATACCTGCTCAGGTCTTGTCCGTCATAATCTTCCAAAAACTTTAGAAAAGTGGATACACGGCACTTGTAAGAACCAAGCTTCATGAAGCGGATCACGCCGGCTTGTCGCAGTTTATGTACCGCAGCAATGTTGCATTTCAGCAGAGATGCAACATCTTTTACTGTGAGCAGCTGTTCTGGAATAGGCTGCAAAGTGATTGTCGTGTCTTTCGATGTAAACACATCTTCTTTAATGATTTCTCTCATGGGTTACTCCTTCCTTGAAAATGTCTGCTTGTATGGGACTTCCGTGCTTGTCCAGTTGTGCAAATTCTCGGTGCGTTGTATGCTGGCACTGCAACTGACAGGCAGCTTTATTGCAAATGGTGTTCTTCTCTGGATTGCACAGGAATACGGGTTTGATGTATGGAATCCTGTTCATTCTTCAATTACCTCCCCATAGAGAAATTCTTCTAAGTTTTCCAGTGTTGCACCAAGTTCGGCAAGCTGCTTTCCTCTTTTTTCGTAGTACCGAAGTTGATACAGATACTGGCGGCGTTTGTACTTGATTCGCTGCTCTCTCTGTGCAAGCTTTACATTGTCAGAATCACGAAGGTTTTGAATCTCCATTTCTACTTGTTCATCAGTCATGTTCTTCATAAAAACTCCTTTCAGCTATCTATCCATTTTTCAGTTTTAGTTCCATGAAATTTAGAATCATCAAATTCCTCTACAACAGAGCTTAGAATTTCGTCCGTAGTACAGTGTAGAATATTTGACATTCGTTTTACATTTACTAGGCTTGGATTCCTCAATCCATTTTCCCATTGAGAAACTGTGCTTGGAGATACATTTAATTTTGCAGCCAGTTCTTTTTGAGAAATTCCACGC